TCGCTGCTGGCCGGTGACGCTGGGGCCAGACGCCCGAGGGCGCAGGGGATGGAAGCGGTGTGAGTTCTCATGCCACACCCCCTTGGGCCATCGCCCAGTCCAGCAGCGCCAGCGCATCGGCGTGGTTGTCGTCGACCGGATCGAAGCCGCGTACCTTGGCGGCCGCCATCATCTCGGCCTTGCCGGCATTGCCCTTGCCGGTGGCGTGCTTCTTGATCGTGCCCACGGGCACGCCCTGGTACGGGATCTGGTGGTGTTCGCACCAGGCCGTCAGGTGCGCCATGAAGCCACCGTAGGCATGCGCCGCATCAACGCCCATGTGTCGACGTACTTCCTCGAACACCACCCAGTCGAGTCCGTCGGCACACTGCTTGATGTCGGTGAGCCAGCGCTTGAAGCGCAGGTAGCGAAGGCCGCCACCCTCGAAACGGGTGGTCTTGAAGGACTCGCTGCCACCGTCGAGGAGTCCGTCGCGGCTGACCAAGGCCCAGCCGGTGGTCGTGCCCAGATCCAGGGCCAGAATGCTCGTGTTCATTGTGCACCTCCTGCCCGTTGGGCGCGGGGACGCCGACCGGGCGCGTGGTGCGCCGGGCAGCGACGATTGACGTACAGCAGCGACAGCCCCGTCGTGAATTCGAAATCCGCACCGCAACTCAGGCACTGGCTGCGCCAGGTCAGGATCACGGAGGGCTGGCCGTCGCGGCGGATATGGGGCTGCGTCTTGACCAGCACATAGGACTGGCCCTCGAGCGAGAATCGGGCACCCAGGCCAGGAGGTGTGCTGAAGCACAGGGGCTGTTTTTTCATCACACCACCTCCCGGGCGCGCACACCCCTTACGCAGTAGCTGAGAGGTAATACCGCGTCAGCGGGTATTACCTCTCTATCTCTATAAGAGATAGGGGGTCTGCAGTGCAGTGTTGGCTGGCACCTAAGTTGTTGATGTGCATTGGTTTTTTCAGAATGCAGACGATTTTTTCGAGGCTGCATTCTGCAGTCTGAATTTCCACGAAAAACCATATGAATCAAAAGCTTGGCTGTGCAGCCAGAATGCAGAATGCAAAACTTCTGCCCAGATTGCAGGCCGGTTTGGACAGGGTATCGGGTGATTTTTTTCATGGATTGGACTCCTGGCTGGCTTCGTCCCGATAGACCCAGACGTCAGGGTTCTCGACGTCCACAAGCGCACCGGTGAGCGGGGATTTGTAGTGGGTGGGCAGTACGCGCAGGGGCACTTTCCTGAGCTCGCCGGTGGCCGGATCGATCTCATCGAGCGTGCTGGTCAGCACCATGTCTTCCACACACAGGTAGCCGTATTTGCTGCGCCCGACCGATGGCAGCCCGTAGTCATGGGCGTTGCGGAAATACTTGATGTAGCCCTTGGTGGCGAGCACCGAGAGGCGGTCGAGGATGGTGCGTTTGCCACCCAGGCCATCGGCGTTTTCAAAGGCGTCGGCGAACTGGCTCGCGAGGTAGCAGCGCCCCTTGGAGGCTTCCTCAAAAATGATCTGCAAGATGACGTCATGCTTGCGCCGCCGCTCCGCATCGAGCTTGGCGCCGTAGTCCTGCATCGCCAGGCGCACGCTGGGGTTGATCTCGCGCCACTCGCCCTCGATCTTGTCGATGTGCTTTTGCGGGATGGCCGCGCCGTTGCGAAGCTCGAAGATCAGCTCGCGTGGCGTGCGGGTCTCATCCGGGCGGAACAGCAACATCCCCGTCGAGTAGTAGCCGCGCAGACTGCCGGCACCCGCCAAAGCCTGGAACGGGTCTTCCTCAAACTGCTTCTTGCCGAGTTTTCGGGTGTGGTGCACCAAGATGATCCCGGCGCTGGGATTGACCGCATCGCGCAGACGCTCGACCCGCTGCGACAGGAAGTAGAGCATCGCCGCGTTGTCGTTCTCGCTGGCCTGGCCCTCGCCACCGTCGAAGACGTTGCGGATCGGATCGATGGCGATCACGTCCGGTGGCGAGCCGTTGAAGGCGCGCTCCATCGCTGGAATCACCTGCGCGAGCCCCTCGTCGTTGAGGATCAGGCGCAGCTGCGGCGTGGCCACGAAGTGCGTGCGCGCATCCAGGATGCGGCTGGGCGGCAGGGCAATGCCCTTCACCCGTTCGCGCAGGTAGTGGTACTGCACCTCGGCCTGCAAGTAAAAGACGCGCAGCGGACGGCTCGGGCGCATGCCCAGGAACGCTGCACCACCGGCCATGTGGGTCAGCCAGGACAGCAGGAAGTCGCTCTTGCCCACCTTGGGCGCACCGCCAAACACCAGCATCCCGCCCGGGGTGAGCACGCGCGGCTCGATCAGATCCGGTGGCAAGGGCGAATCGTCATCGAGCAGATGGCCCAGGCTGTAGGTCGGCAACAGGCTCGGGGCGGCCTTGACGATGCGCCGCTCGCCGTTGTCGAGAAAGGCCTGTACCTCGAAACCTTCCTCCACGGCATCGGCCACGTCCCAGCCGGTGGGCCGATCCGTGGGTGGCACCAGAATGGCGACCGATACGGCGCCCGCAATGACGCAGGCCCGCGCCGCCGCTTCGGCATAGTCCCAGCCGGGCGCATCGCGATCCGGCCAGATCAACACCGCCTTGCCGGCCAGTGGGGTCCAGTCGGTTTTGTCGATGGGTGCCTTGGCGCCGTTCATCGCAGTGGTGGCGGTGATGCCCATGCGGATCAGGGCGTCGGCGCACTTCTCGCCTTCGACCAGGATCACGCTGTCGGCACGCGAGACATCGGGCAGGTTGTAGAGCGGTCGGGGATCAGGGGCGCGGCACATGCGGGCGCGCACATCCCAGGGGCGGAACTCCTTCTTACCGGGCTCCGGGTCGTAGCGATAGACACAGGCGATCAGCTCGCCCGTAGCGCTGAGGTAGTCCCACTTGGCGGTGTGGGGCCCGAGTGCATCGATGGGCACCTCCGAGCGGGTGGGCATCGGCGTGACCAGGGACCGGCCCACCAGCCGGGCAGCGGCCTCCAGCACCGCCGCGAAGTCGCGTTTGGTATCCAGACCCAGGTGGCCGGCAATCGCGGCGAAGACATCGCCGCCTTCACCGGTCGCGTGGTCGTGCCACAGCCCGGCCTTGTCGCCATCGAGCGCAATTTCCAGGCTGTCGCCCGCCTCGCCCTGGATGTTGCCGATCAGGAACTTGTTGCCCCGGATCTTGCCGGCCGGAAACAGTGCCATCAGCACCGCTGGCAGCCGCGCCAGCAGTTCGCGTTTGAGCTCATCGCGCTGGGCGTTGAGGTCCACAGGACCGCCTGCAACGGGCGGAATATCGTTGAAATCAAGCATGGGTCGTTTCTCCAGAAGTGTTCAAAGGGGTGGCCGCGCAGAGGCCAACAGCGCTAGAGCGCACGGTCTCGTGGCTGGCGGCAATGCCGGGATCAGGGGATGGGGCCAGGACGGGCACCTTGATCGGCACCTTCTGCCAATGCGCCTTCTCGTCGGCGAGGTAGCCGGCCTTCCTGGCGACGAAGCGCACGAAGTCCGGATGCAAGCCGACAAGGTCGCACCACAGGCCAAAGTCATCGCCGAGCAGAAAGCGCCGGGCCTCGCGCCGCATCCGCCGGTTGGTCAAACTCAGGCTGTCGTGGATGGCGCGGGCGAGCACCGCCACCACCAGTCTGGACTCCGGGCACACGAGGAAGGTGTGACGGTTCAACACCTTCTCGATGGCCTGCAGCCCGACCAGGGGTTTGGGGGGAGACCAGCGATCCACCCACTCGGTGCGGTAGGTCTTGCGGGCGCTGGTGCGCTTGGAAGCTGTGCTCATCACACACCTCCCCAGCAACGCTGCGCGTAGCTGCAGAACTTGCACTCGAAGTGGCTGGCCTCGGCGAAGCCGCGTGGCAGCAGCTCGCCCGCTTCCGTCGCCTGGATCACCCGCACCGCCCGGTCGGACATCTTCTGGGCGAGCGCTGCATCGAAGGGCACGAGCTCGGCGTAGATCTCCATCGAGTCGGCATTCACCGCCGTGAAGATCGCCGGATGCTCATGCAGTCCGAGATAGGCCTGATAGGTCACCACCTGGGCGTGGTAGATCGGCTTGGCCACCGCCAGCCCGGACTTCTGCAGCTCACGGAAAGCCTTGGTACCCACGCATTTGTTCTCCCACAGCGCCGGGTAAGCAAAGCCCTCCGGACCACCGACGAAGACGCCGTCGCAATGCCCCTGCAACTTGCCATCGGCCACCGAGAAGCTGAACTGCTGCCCGTCCTTGCCTTCGGTCTTGAGCACAAAGCCCGCTGCGCGCAGCCAGCCGACCATGGCGTCCTCGATGCGGTGACCCCGCTCGAAGATGCGCAGGATGCGACCCGAGAAGCCCTTGTCCGGATCGACCGGCGCCTGGGCGTACTCGTACTGCAGCTGGCGCTCGCAACTCACCCCAAGGCGCGAAGCCCCGAGGTACTGCCGACGTGCCTGCTGTTGCTCGCGCGCCTGCAGCCCGGCATCGACCAGCGCCTCGAAGCGCTCGGAGAAGGTGGTGGTGGAATTGAAGTCCAGCATCACACCCTCCCTGCGGCAGGTGTTGCCGCTGTCGTCTCGTAGGGCTCGAGGCCTCGCACGGGCGGGTATTTGCTCGCCTCGTGGTGCGCGACCATCGCTTCGGTCCAGGCCGTCACGATGGCCTCGATCACCGCCAAGGCTTCCGTCTCGCTGTAGTGACCCAGCGGCTTGTCAAAGCCGATCTCACCAGCCGCCTCGCCGAAGAAGCGCAGGCACTGGCGCATCGCCGCTTGCTCGAATTCAGTCGGATCAACCATGAGCACGTCCTCCAGCTTCGGATCGGTCTTGAGCCAGGCGGTGTAGCGCGCATGGAATGCGTCCTGGCACCGGCGACTGCAGAAGGTCCAGTCCATGGGGTACCGGCGCGGCTCGCCGAGCTTGAAGCGGTTGTCGCTGTGGCCCAGGCCACGCGCGTGTCGTGTGCAGATGAGGCATTTCACGCCACCTCCTCGGCAAACAACTCGTGCTGGACACGGGCCGCACCGGCTTCCATCACCAGACGCTGGATGGCGCGTTTGTTGAACTGGAAGGACATCAGTACCGAGGCCTGGTAGCGCGACAGGCCAAAGTCCGTGCGCATCTCGGGCGGCAGGTACTGCAGCTGCTTGTCCGTGGCGGGCTGGTTCAGCCAGCGGCGACTCTTGTGCGCCGAGTCCTCGGATTCGTGTTCGTTGAGCCAGTCGTCGGCCTTGGCCAGGCATACCGTGCGATCTCCGACAGCCAGCAGGTGTGGACGGAGTCCTTTGGCACCCCCCACGCTGTACCAGCGTCCGGACAGGTAAAAGACGCCACCCCAGGCGTTGAAGCCCGTGGCCATCAAGGTATCGTCCATGCCGAAGAGATCGCACCAGCGGAAGTTCGAGCGCTTCAGGAGATCGATCTCGCTCATCACGAAACCGCTCAGCACCTCGATGTCCTTGGCCTGGCGTTCCCACACATGGCCGCACAACGGGCACTCCATCACCGACAGCGGGACGACGGCGTCACACTCTGGGCAGTCCTTGGTTGGGGCCTCGCCGTTGTGCATCTCACCGTCGAGATTGACCTCCTGCTCCAGCGAGCCATGCATCAAGGTGGCGGTGCCGAAGTCCAGCACCACGCAGTCGGTCTTGACCACGCCAGGAAACTCCTCCGGATCGACCGTGCGCAAGCCCCGGCCCACCATCTGGATCAGCGTCGACTTGTAGGAACTGGGGCGCAGCAGCACCACGCAGCTGGTGGGGGTGTAGTCGTAGCCCTCGGTGAGCACCGCGACATTGACTAACACCTGCACATCGCCGGTTTCATAGGCCGCCAGGCGTGCCTTGCGTTCGGCATCGGGCAGCTCGCCATGGATCAGCTGTGCGCTGATGCCAGCAGCGTTGAAGGCCTGGGTCACCGCATCGGCGTGGGCCACGGTCGAGCAGAACACGATGGTCTTGCGACCCGGTGCCTTGTCCTTCCAGTTGGCGATCACGGACTCGGTGACCAGCGTCTTGTTCAGGATTGCTGCCACCGCATCCATGTCAAAGTCGATGGCCGTGCGGCGCACCTGACTCAAGGCTTCCTGCGCGCCCACATCGATGACGAAGGTGCGCGGTGGCACCAGGTGCCCGGCGGCGATCATCTCGCCCAGGGTGATCTGGTCGGCGACGTTGCTGAAGACCTCACGCAAGCCCGTGCCATCACCCCGGTTGGGGGTGGCGGTCAGGCCTGCGAGCAGCAGTTTCGGGTTCTTCTGCTGGGCGCGCTCGATCACGGCCCGGTAGCTCGGGGACGTCGCGTGGTGCGCCTCATCGATCACCAAGAGATCCAGGGTCGGGATCTGATCGAGATTGGCCTGGCGCGACAGGGTCTGCACCATGGCGAAGGTGGCGTGGCCCTGCCACGATTTCTCGTTGGCATCGACCACCGAGGTGGTGAGCGTCGGGTTCACTCGCGAGAACTTGGCGCGGTTCTGTCCGGTGAGCTCGGTGCGGTGCGCAAGGATGCAGGCCTTGGCGTCGGGCTCGGTCAGCACCCGGCCGGTGACGGCCGAGAGCATGATGGTCTTGCCCGACCCGGTCGGGGCGACAGCCAGTGTGTTGCCGTGCTGACCGAGCGCCGCCAGTGTGCGCTCGACCAGTTGGGTTTGTCGGGGACGCAGCATCATGGCGATGGCCCCCCTTACTGTGCCCAGGCGGGTTTGCCGCCGGGGACGCTGGAGGATGTCGGGCGTGCTGCCGTCGCGGGCGGGGTGTAGCTCGGTGCAGCAACGGCTGCCGGTGCCCCGGACTGGCCACCGCCCGCATTGCCCATCCCGCCCCTGGGTGCCACACCCATGATCGCGGCGTAGTCCTTGTGATCGGGCTCGATCACCGACTTGATGGTGTTCTTGTCCTCACCCCGACCGTCTTTCTCGATGTCGAAGCGGGCAACGAACTCCAGGCCCTCAAGATCGCCGAAACCGCTGATGCGCCGTGCGGCCTGGGCCTGCGGGCTGTTGTCGCCGGGGTGGATGTTGCGGGCGCTGTTGAGCGCAGCGCGCACGAAGGTGCGGCCCATGTTGCCCCAGGTCGGACCCTTGGCAGAGTACAGGCCAATGTTCCACCACACCTTGCGGCGGGCAAACGGGCCTTCCATCACCACGCCTTCGCAGGCGAGATAGACAGCACCGGTGTCATGGGACTGAGTAGCCCAACCGCCGGTCCAGCCTTGGCTCGGGTCATCAAAGCCACCGGGCTTGATGCTCATGCGCACCCGGGCCAGCGTGCCCTTGGGGATCAGATCGAACGATTGCTGTTGGTCGGCGGTGTTGAAGTCGAAGAAACTCATGGCGGATTACTCCTGGGAAGCGTGGGATTCGTTGAGAGAAGGCAATGCGGTGGTCAGGGGCGCAGATACAGTTCGCGCCGCGCTTTGCGCCTGCGCGCACTTGGCGATCAACTGCCCGAGGTGCGGGGGCTCGACCAGATCGAGGCGGCCGGAGCGGTCCTTGGCGGGCAGACCCCAGGGATTGACCGTGTGGCAGACAAAGGCCCGGTAGGCCTCGCCCTCATCCGTCTTGAGCTCCGCGAGCGTGATGACCTCATCGACGATGCCGGGCAGCTGCAGGCTGGTCTTGGCGCCATCGATCTGCGGCGCGAAGACCTTGCGGTTGAAGTCGTCAGTGACTTCATCCAGGATCGCCACGAACACGACGTGCTTGCCCCGGGCGTGCTGCAGGTGGGTCAGTGCGCCGATCATTTCGCTGCCCAGGAGTCCGTAGGCACCGCGCAGATCCGCCTTGCCGGTGCGGTCCGAGAACGCTGCCGGCTGGCTCTTGGCCCAGGTCAGGCACAGG